GCGCTAATTAGTTTTTTTCATTGTAATCCGCTCAGATTTGGGCGGATTTTTCTTTTTGATATACATCAGTTTTCACACACCTACAAGGCGGCGATTTTCACAACCCCCTGCCACCTCCAAAAAGTTGTAAAAAAGTTGTAAGAATTGTAAGGAATTACCCGAGCGGTCTGTTTGTCGGGTTTTATCGCCTTACAACTTTTATTTTTATTTTGTAAGGAATGGATAATCCTTACAAAAAAATTGTAAGGGAAAAACTGCCTTACAAAATGAATTTGGCTGTTGTATGGGATTCTTACAACTCTAAGTAAGGTGTAAATAATTGAAAAATAAGCATTTATAAAATCCTTACAATTCTTACAACTTTTTTCCTACTTTTTAGAGAATTTCAGAATAAAAGTTTCAGAAACTAAAAAAAGCAGAGCCTTTATAATATGGTGGAAAAATCCTATACTTGCTCAAAAAAATAAGGATGCTAGTAAGTATATTTTTGCCAGTGAGTAAGCCGATCAAGCAGTTTTTGACTCAGAAATTTGGTGCGGAATATCAGCCAAGCCGAGATAATTGGTTCGGTATTCTTATCAGTTCCCTTTTGAGCAAGAAAAATTCGAACTGGGATGATCGTGCAAAAAATGAAGTTTTCGAGGAGGAATATAAAATTTCCTTCAAATTGTCTTATTCCGATAAACACGGAATTTGCATTCTTCCGACGCACGAGCAGCTGCTTCGGCGTGCGGTGGAGAGTCTGTTTCGTGAGCATCTGTATGAAACAGCAGTTCTCAATAAACTCTACTATGATATAGAGTATAAAACATCCATAGAAAACCTGCTGAATTTCTACGGGATCCACGAGGAAGAAAAATCCTATTATCAAACTATTATTAGAGATTTTAACAGAAAAAAGGATAAAATCGCCCAACGACTAGAAAACCAGCCAAATAAAATATTTTCGTAAAAAAACTTTAAAATATGGTGGAAATCAGCAATATTCCAGAAAAATTCTTTCGTGAAATTCGACAAATCGAAATTTTCAACGCCAAAGAATATTCATTCACGGCGAACAGCACAGGCAAGAGTGTTTCTGCTGAACCGAAAATAATCTTTAAAAACATCGTTCCCGAGGACTTTGACAGGTCTATCAAAAGAAAATTCAAAAACGGAAACGCTTTTTTCGAAGTTGATTTATCATTTAATCTCTATGGTCTCAGCCCAATGAACATCAGCACTTATTCTGTTCTTTTGAATAAAAAGGGGTTTGCCATCCGCCTGGTGACCAATGTAGATTCCATGATATTGGGTAATGAACAGGAGCCGTTCATGGTAGAAGTTCACGATGGGCGCAAGGATGATAATTCTGGAAGTGATAGGATGCAGATCCAAATTTCTGGCGCTACCATTATAGAGCCCAAAGCCCAGAGCTTATAACTTTTCTGTCTTTTTTTACGCACTAAACATTTTGGATTTTTGAAAAATAAAATCTAAGAATGTTTAATGGTAATACTTTATTAAATACTCCGCTGGCAATAGACAAAGGCTATTTGATGAGCCTTGTTCCATCATTGGCAGCGGAATTTATGTTGATGAAATCCTCTCCTATACAAAGTGTAAAGGAGAGAGAAATGCAGTATTTATCCAAAATCAACAAACAGGGAGAAGGGAAAGAAAACATGAAGTTTCCTGTAATAGTGGATATTGTGGGAGCAATCACTAAATATTCTACTTACTTCTCTTACGGCACCCAGTTCCTTGGGGAGCTCTTGAAAGAATTGGATAGAAGCCCAAGTGTTTCGGGAATTATTCTCAATATAGATTCTGGAGGCGGTATGGTTTCTGGAACCGCAGAGCTTACCCATATCATCAAGAATTTAGAAACTCCTACTATATCATATACCAGTGGTTATCAGTGTTCGGCGGCGCTGGACATTGCTTCTGGGTGTGATTATCACATGGCATCTCCTTTTGCTGATAAAATCGGCTCCATTGGGACAATGTTATCTTACCAAGATTTTTCGGCAATGTTCGAAAAATGGGGAGCGAAGATTTATGAAATCTATGCTCCGCAGTCTACAGAGAAGAACAAGGAGTATCGTGAGCTGATGAAAGGAAACGAAAAACTCTACACTGAACAGCTGAAAGTTTTAGCAGATGATTTTATTTCCAGAATGAAGGAGAATTTTGGAGAGAAGCTGAAAGATGACGGGCATGTTTTCAAAGGAAAAACCTACACTCCGAAAGAGGCTTTGGAAATCGGTCTTATAGATGAACTCGGTTCTTTAGCAGATGCATTGAGCAAATTTTAATCAATAAATTAAATAAAAATGAAATTTACAAGAATCACAGCCCTACTGGGACTAGCGCAGCTGACATTCCATGCAGGAGTGTTTGGAACGCAGAAGCCTTTTGCGAAGCTATCGGAAGAGGATTTGGAAAAAATAGAAAACGCCTTGGCTGGTCTGGAATCAGAAGGAATGGCGGAAGAACTGGAAAAAACCAAGCAGAGTCTTTCTGATGCTGTAACGAATCTAGAGGTCGTAAAAAAAAATTCGGAAGAAACGGCACAGGCGGTAGAAGCCGCACTAGAAACTGCAGGGTTAAAAGAGGAGGCTAAAGAAAGCGTGGTAGAGAACATCGCTTTACTTGGGGAAAAATGCAAGGAATTCGGAGGCTCTAAAAACAGACATTCTGTGGTAGAGAATGACGGAAAGGAGGTTTCTGAAAATGGTTTGATTGGAGGATTTATGAATCCAGAAGATGAGCACAACAAGTTACTCCAGAGAGTAAAAAAGTAGAATAAATTAAAATATAAGAATATGAGTTTAAAAACAGATCAGATTAAAAACGAGCTTATTCGTTATTTATCTGTAAATCCTACTTTATTCAGCGGTATGGTTTTGTCAAGCGAGGTTTACATCAACCAGTTTGCAAGAACAGTTACCAAAGTAAAGGGACATTATCCATCGGTTCAGGCATTGATGAGCCATGCAGTTCAGATTTTTGATTCCAAGAAAGTGACTCCGTATGGAGATATTACATTCTTATACAAAGATTTGAAGAATTTCCATCAAAAAGTGGATTTCCAAATAGATCCAGCGGAAATTTTGGGAAGTATTTTTGAAGAAAAATACGAAGAAAGCAAAGGACTGCAGCAGAAGAGCATCTCTGTTCTTGCTATGCAGATTTTAAAAGAAAAAGTGATTGATGATGTTAATATTCTATCTATCACTGGTAAGTTTGATGCATCACAGAAAGGGCAGGCTTCTCCTACATTCGGTTCATCAATGGACGGGCTGAACGAGGTTCACAAGAAAGTAGCAGCGGATACTACAAATCCAGCATTCTTGATTCCTGGTGATGCGATAACCAAAACCAATGTTTTGGAAGCGGTAACGGAATACGAAAGACAGATTCCATCACTTTATAAAAACAAAGTGAAAACTATCTTCATGAGCCAAGCTGATGCGGAAGATTATCAGATTGCATATGAGGACAGGTTTGGACAAAACAAGTTCCAGGATGATGCCATGAGAACAAGGCTTGGCAAGAGACAAATCGTGGGCATACCGAACCTTACCAAAGGAACTATCGTGTCTACGGTGGACAATAACCTATTAAGGCTTATTGATGAAATTGATAATCCAGCGACTATTACTTCGGTTCAAGAGAACGGAAGAACATTGGATGTTCTTGGAGAGTTCTCTCTTGGATATGATTATGCTGTAAACCAATTGGTATTCATGCATACATCAGACGGAACGAAGAAACGAGGATTGAACAATGCGGATCAGAACGAATTGTTCTATGCAAGTGAAAAACTAAGTGTGTAATCCTATACCTGTAGGCACTTTAGGTGCTTACAGGTTTTTCTAAAAAAAATAATATTATGGCAAAAGAAGACGAAAAAGTTTCTGAAAACATCGAAGAAACTACAGATAATACTCTGGCATCTACAGAAAATGTAGCAAAGGAAACTCTTGACACTAGTGAGGAGGAACTGAATATTTTTGCGGACCAGCTCAAAGAAAAAGAAGCTGAACTGGACAAGCGTGAGAAAGAAATCGCAAAAAGAGAAGCTGAACTAGATAAGAGAGAAAAATCTCTTACAAAGAAAGAATCTAAACCAGCAGAGCCGAAAGCAGAAGCTGTTTCTTTTGAGTTCAATGGAGAAAAATACAGATTCACTGATGATGCTCCAAGCAAAATCAGAATCGATGGTTTAGTGAAAACTCAGCAGGAAATCTCCCAAGACAAAGACATACTGCTTCAGTTGGTCGTTGGCGGGTCTGGATTGATAGAAAAAGTTTAACCAAAAAAATAAATAAAATTATGGCAAGTTGTTTTGATAGCATTCCGCACGAGAACTTGGAGCATTGTCCAAATGATGAAATAAATTCTGGGATTGCAACAAAGTTATATTATGTTCCTGTAGATTTCATTAAAAGTATGGCAAAGCCTACGATTTCTACTACCTATGCCAGCAGGGTAACCATTGCAGCAGGAGGTATTGTTCTTAATAGTGGCAAAGCGTGGAAATCCATCGATATTCAGATGGATGAAGGAGAGTTGAAACCGACCCTTACAGGGAATGTGGGCAACAAGAAGACAAAAACAGAATTGGAATTTCTTATTCCTGGTCTCAGAACGGAAGTGTTGGGCTGGATAGATGCCTATAAGAACGCTCCGTGTGTTTTTGCGGTAAAAGATGCCAACGGGAAACTCTTTGTGATTGGAAACAAAGACCTTGGAGCAAGAATAGATTCTGCTGAGGGAACTACAGGTAAGAAGATAGATGATAACTCTGGAGTAACAGTGAAGTTGGTAGCGAATGCGAAAACTTGTGTGTATGAAGGAGAAATCACATTAGAACCTGCAGCGTAGAAAATTGGAAAAGATGGATAAAAAGTATTTCAAACTGAATGTTCCGATAGGAACTAGGATTATCAGTTCTCGTGGTGATTTTGTAGTGGAAGAAGTTCCAGATGATGCTTTTGATTTTTTCCAAAGAGGCTCTCAGTGGCTTTCGCTGGAGCCAGAGGCTGTAGAGGGTCTTTCCAAATTGTCGGAAACGAAACTTAAAAGCCTTTTAGCTCTCAAAGAAAGGCAGGATATGACAGAAGATGCTGGCATTATCCGAGAGGCTTTGGAGCAAATTCTCCTTACGAGAACGGAGACAGCAGAAGATAAATCAAAATCACAAAAGAAACAGGAAGCCTAGTGCTTTCTGTTTTTTATCATTATGAATGCAAAAGAACACCAGGAACTTTTAGAAAAGTATATTTCATACGGAGGAAACCAGCGGATAACGGAAGCCTGCAGGAGGTTTTCCCTGCAGAATTTTGCAAAGCTGAAATATGAATTTTCTCGATTGAATAAGCCTGCAGAAGTTAAAGTTTCAGCTGAAATTCCAACCGATAAACCAGCAGACCAAGAGAGTGGAATTCCGAAAACAGAAGCGCCGAGAAAGGTTTTCAATGATTTTATTGCAGATTATCCCGTAGAGCTTCATAAGGTTTTCCGCAGACGCTGGGGGCTGTGGATGGAGGCTTGCTCTCTTAAAATTCAGCTCGGAGAACTTGACCCTAAAGATGAAGACGAAGCCTTTGAGCTTCAGTGGAAAATTTGGAATTGTTTTAAAGAATTTGACCAATGCCAAAAAGTGCTGAAACATTACAGAGAGCATAAGAGAATAATGCCTTTGGAAACTGAAACCGATTTTGAGGGAATGAGTGAGCTGGAAATTTATAAACATCGGGACAATCTTAGGGCGCTGATTACAAGGAGGAAACAGACCATTAAGAAAATGGAAAATTCCCTGCCTGCTCCCGAAGATCCAGAGTATAAGAGCCGACTGCACACGCTGAATCTAAAACGGGAACAACTCCAAGAAAAAGAAAACGAACTGATGGAATGCGAAAAATTTTTGAATAATGGAAAATAAAATACATGCTCCTTTGGAATGGTATACGGTTCAGAGGAAAGTAAAAGAGTTAGTGCCTTGTGATTTTAATCCAAGACAAATCAATGATGCCGATATGAAGAAACTCCGAGAGAGCTTGGAGAAATTCAATTTGGTAGAAATTCCAGTCATTGACCTGGACAATACGCTGATAGCAGGACACCAGAGAGTAGCTGCGTTGTTCGTGCTGGGGCGTGGTGAGGACAATATCGATGTAAGAATTCCAAACCGAAAGCTTACCGAGGAGGAATTCAAAGAATACATGCTCCGAAGTAATATCCATAATGGTGAATTTGATTGGGAAAAAATAGAGGAATTCTTTCAAGATTTAGACCTTGAAGGTATCGGAATGGATATGGGCGATTTTGATGAATTTTTGAAGCAGAACGCTGTGCTTCCGCCTGAAGAAGAGGGCGATTTTGATGCCTCGCTCCCTGAAAAAACGCAAAGCGTGGAGGGGGATTTATTCGAATTAGTTTCTAAAGATAAAAACATAAAGCATAGATTTTTGTGCGATAGTTCTACCGATTCAGAGAACTGGGCGAGGTTGCTTGGTGATGATAAACTAAATCTATTACTTACCGACCCTCCGTATAATGTAGACTATCAAGGAGGAACGAAAGACAAACTAAAAATCAAGAATGATAAGATGAGCAATGATAATTTTTATCGATTCTTGTATGATTTCTTTGTGAATAGTTATGTTTTTTCTCATGCTGGTGCGCCTGCGTATGTATTTTATTCGGATTCGGAGGCTATCAATTTCAGACAATCTATGCTGGATGCAGGATATAAGATTTCCTCTACTTTGGTTTGGGTAAAGAATTCATTTGTATTAGGAAGGCTGGACTATCATATGCAGCATGAACCTGTTATTTTCTGCGAAGAAACACAGCCGACAGAGATAGAAACGCACCGCTCGCTGGTGTATGGCTGGAACGCAGAAGGAGCTCATCCTTGGTATACGGACAGAAAGCAAAGTTCGATTTTAAGGTTTGACAAACCACAGCGAAACGCAGACCATCCTACGATGAAACCTTTGGATTTAATGGGGTATTTGATTAAAAATTCCAGCAGACAGGGGGAAATTGTAGGTGATGGCTTCTTAGGTTCTGGCTCTACCTTGATAGCTTGTGAGCAAAATTGGAGAGCGTGCAGAGGCTTTGAGCTGGACACGAGGTTTTCGGATGTTATTGTAAGACGGTGGGTGTCCTATATGAAAGAAAACGGATTGGCTTATGAAGTGTGGAGGAACGGGAAACAGCTTACAGATGCTGAGATAGAACAATTTAATAAAAAGTCAGAGGAATAGACCTCTGATTTTTTTTGTAAAAAAAATGAAAAAAAGTTAGTGAAAAACTTGCGTATTGTGAAAATTCACAGTATCTTTGTGGTGTTAAAAAAAGCGAAAGATATGAAGTTAACAGAAAAAGAAAAGGAGTTAATCGAAGCAATTAGAAACTTCTTAAAATCAAAACACAATCCCTCAATAGAATTAGAGTTTTATGCAAGGGAGCTTTTCGAAAAGATGATGGATGGAGAAGAGGAAGAGGAAGAAAAAGAAAAGTAAAAAATAAACCGCCCAAAGCGGGCGGTTTTTAATCTAAAAATATTAAGATATGGAAATAGGAATTAGTAAAAAAGTGGCTTATAAAAAGCAGTTAGAAGATATTATTGTAGATGTATCTTGGGGCAAGATTTCCAAGAATTATTTCGGGAAATCGGCATCATGGATATATAATAAACTTTCTGAAATAGATGGGAACGGAGGAAAAGGTGGATTTACTCTAGAGGAAAGTGAGCAGTTCAAGGGAGCGTTATACGACCTTGCTGAAAGATTGAGAAAGGCTGCCGATAATTTTCAAGCATAAAATACAAATTTCATAGAAATTTGCTTTTTTTAACACCTGCCCTGCATTTGCAGGGCTTTTTTGTGTCTTTTACAGAAAAAATCCTAAAAATTATCTTTGAGGCATGGAATTGTCAAAATTCAAGAAAGACAGCAGTTTTCAGCGTATAAAGGCGAGTTACCTAGATGAGAGTTCAGTGGAACTGACCGAGCGTGAGGCGGAGAAGAAAAAGCGGATGAGCCACGCATGGTCACTGAGATTGAATAACAAATACTCTACCTATCAAGTAATTCAGATACTGATGAGAGACCACGGGATTTCTCAGGCTTCGGCGTATCGTGAGTATAATATGTCCATGCAGATTTTTGGCGAGCTGGATGCTACTACATTGGCGGCGGAACGGCAGGTGCTGAAAGAGGCTTTCTGGAATGAATACCAGAAGGCTGTAAAGGCTGGTAATGGAGACCTTGCAGTTAAGGCGTTGAAAGAATACAGGGAACTATTTAATTTTGATGAAAACGAAAACCAGATAGACCCTAATAAGATACAGGCGCATGAGTATAACATCAAAATGCCGAGAAGAATTTATAAGATGATGGATAAGGAGTTTGCGTATGGTGTGGTAGATTTTAATAATTTAGAAATCGAGGATGCAGAATTTAGGGAAGTAGAAGAAAACGAAGATGATGATGAATAGAGAGATTAGCAATTTGATAAAACCACAGAAAGAGATTCTGCTCAATCCTATGCAGATGGCGGCTGTTCTGGCAAACCATCGCTATAAAATTCCTTATATCACAATAGAAGCGGCGAGGGGGTCGGGCAAGTCTACTGTATTGGGGTGGTTCTTAAAGGAAGCCGTGAGGCAGATGCCACGCTCTACGGGTGTGATTGTGGGGGAATCTTTTGTGCAGATAAAGACCAGAACCCTGCCATCTACCAAGGAGGGACTAGAGATGTTCGGACTATGGGAGGGGTATGATTATGTAGTAGGCAGGAGCGGGGTATCTATGGGTTTCGAGCGACCATTCCAAGCGCCTGACAGCTGGAATAATGTAATTCATTTCAGAAATGGAGCCATTGCGATAATGGTTTCGCTGGACAATCCCAATTCAGGAAGGGGGCTTAACTCCTACTGGATTATAGGAGATGAGGCAGCATTGCTGACTTATGACCGATTATTCAATAATGTTTTGACGACGAATAGAGCAAAAAAGGAAATATTCAAAGGCAAATCTATGCTTCATGCCGAGATATTCGTTTCTTCTGTGGCGATGACCAAGAAGGGGGAATGGTTCACTAATAGGGAGAAAATGGCAATGGAAAACCCAAAAGAGTATACCTTTATCAAAGCATCTTCGAAAGTAAATATCCATAACCTAGAGCCTGGCTGGATAGAGAAGATGAGAAGAGAGGCGCTTTCAAAGACTATGTTTGAAGCTGAGATACTGAACATCCGCCCTGGGAAGATAGCAGATGGTTTCTATGCACAGCTCAGCAAGAAGAATTATTATAAGTATAAATACGATATTGATGCTTTGGGGGATTTGACAGAAAACTATGTGCCGAGCAGTAAGTATGACACTGACCTGGTGCGTGGTGTTCCGTTACAATTCAATTTGGATTTCGGGGGAAGAATTAACTGTGGGACAGTGTCGCAGCATTTAGAAAGCCAAGGAGAGATAAGATTCATCAAGGAGTTCTTTGCGAAGAACCCTGATAAACTTTCCGATATGGTTAAGCAGTTTATCGACTACTATAAACACCACCAATCCAGTTGTAATGTAGTGCATCTGTATCATGACCGCTCTGGTTACAAGTCTGAGGCGAATTCCAAGACTACATTGGCAGAAGATGTAGAGAATGCTCTCCGTTCGGCTGGCTGGATAGTGATTAACCAGACACCGAACACGAATAATCCCGAGCATATACAGAAATTCAGATTGATTAACGAAATTCTTTCCGAGCAGAATCCTCGGCTTCCTATTGTTAGGATAAATGAAAATCAGTGTCCTAATTTGATTATATCAATGGAGAATGCACCGCTGACAAGTGATGATGCCTTTAAGAAAGACAAATCCTCCGAGCGAAGCAGTACAATTCCACAAGAACACGCCACTCACTTTTCGGATACGCTGGATTACTGTTTGTTTTGGCAGTTCAGTTATCTTTTGGATTACGATTACTCTGATTCCTTTATTATTACCAACATTTAGAACCTACAGAGTCTCCTCATTCCGAGGGGATTTTTTTGTTTTGGGCTTTCCAGCATTTCGGGGAAGTCCCTTTCATATTTCGGTAAAAAATAAAACTGCAATTGTAGAAAAAACTAAGGCGGCTCGTGGGTTAATTCGCACATTTTGAGAAAAAAATAAAAATTTCATCGGTTAATAATTTGATAAACAAATGATTAGTTTCAAAATTTTGAGAAAGAGCCTTGTTTTTTGGTGTTTTTTGGTGTGTCTTTTATGCTTTCAGTGTGTTGTTTGATATTTGCGGTATGGAAAAAACGCTGTTTTTATCTGATGTTCTCACGGAAATGAAAAAAGTAGATGCCCGCAAAAATCCTGTTCCTTTTTCTCTAAAAATTAGGAGTTTTAACCTGCAAAATAAAACGGGGGGAAAATTGATAAGTTACGAGGAGGCGGTTCTGCTTCGTCCTCCTGCGAAAAAAGGGGCGGTAAGGCTGGCGGATGAAACGCCTTTTAAAAATCCTAACCACTGGGAAAATCGCACCAGGAATATCAAACTAAAAAACGGCGAGATAAAGAAAATACATATTATTTTCATCGAGGAATTTAACGGCAAAAAGGTGGTTTTTTAATAAAAAAAATAAATAAAAATGCAGAAAATAGACAATGATACCTATATAGTAGGGGGTAATTCTGTGGTGAGTTTCAGCGGTGCTGCCAAAGGTGCCAGCGTTGAGCCTCACAGCGTTGCGAAAATAAACGCATCGGCTACGGATTCCAATAACTGGTGCAACTGGGGCGATGATAACCAATATCCTAAACGCCTGATGGAAAAAGTGGCGATGGTGGGTGCTGCTTTGGGCGGATTGGAGGTGCTTACTTCGGCTCATTATGGGCTGGGGCTGAAGGTTTTCGAATTAGTGGAAACCGAGGGCGATGCAGAATTTAGGGAAAAAATTCCCAGCAGTGAGCCTGATATCTATGATTTTTTTGACAGAACGCAGTTTGAATTGGTATTGAGCGATTTGGTGGCGGATTTCGAGTGCTTCGGTATTGCTTTCCCAGAATTTCTGCTGAGTCCAAACGGCGAAAAAATTATTTCTGTATCAAGACAACAGGCGGGGTTCTGTAGGTTTGAAAAGCCAAAAAACGGCATGATAGAAAATATCTACATCAATTCTGCGTGGGGCGAAACGGATATTAACGAAAAAGATACCATAAAGGTGCGATGCTTCGGGCAGAATTTGTCCATGCAGGAAATTAAAGACTACTGCAAGGCGAAGAAAATCAGCAAATTCATTGTTCCGATTGTCAATACCTTGATGATAGAGAAAGTTTATCCATCGGTCGGCTGGCATTCTTCGTTCAAAAACGGCTGGATGGATGTAGTTCTGTCCGTTCCAGAGTTGAAAAAACGAATGTTTGAGCAGCAGTTTAACTTTAAATATATGATTCATATCGCTGATGATTTTTTCATTCATAGATACGGAAAGGATGAGTGGGCGAAGTTCGACAGCAACCTGAAAAACAATCTCAGAGAGGAGCTGGTAAACAGCATAGACAAAGAGATGACAGGGAATAAAGGGAGCGGAAAAAGTTTGATTTCTCCATTTTTTAGGGACAAAAACTCGGGAGAGCTGATAAAGGGAATTCAGATTGAGGAAATCAAGCAGACACAGGCTGGCGGTGATTTTCTGCCCGATGCCAGCGCAGGGAACTCGGAGATTTTGTTTTCTATGGGGGTAGATCCAGCCCTGTTGGGTGCTGGCGTTCCTGGTGGAAAAAACTTGAGCGGTTCTGGATCTGATAAACGGGAGGCATGGACGATACTTTGTGCGAGGCTTCCGAGGAAACACGCCCGAACGCTTTGGGTTTTCAGACTAATTCAGAAATGGAATAACTGGAACAAAGACCTCGTGGCAAAATTCCCGAATATCAATCTGACAACTTTGGACAAAAACCCAAATGGACAAGTGGCAGTTAAGAATTAAATTACCAAAAGTAAAAGTTTCGTAATCAGTGCGGAAAATATAGTAACAATGGAAAAAATAACAGAGCAGAAAGCCAGAGAGCTGGTAAGCTTTCCCAAGAATTTTGATTTTGAATTGATAGACCAGCAGTATGGATTTGAGAGAAAGATTTTCTCCTTGGTAGACAAAGAAGTATTCCAAGAGCTGGAAACCTCCAATCCAACGGCTTATAATAATTTGGTAACGGCGGGGCTTCATTACAGCTTTGTTTTGTCGCTTCCGAGGATAAAGGTTCATCTGAGTAACTATGGAATTAACCAATATGAGCAGGGAACGACCAAGAACGCCAGCTGGTGGGATGTTCGTGACTTGGCTTTGAATTGGCTCAGAAAAGCAGATTTTTATTTAGCAAAAGCCTTGAATCTTTTGGCGGAAAAACAGGAACTGCCTTTTTTCAAGAGAAGTTTTTCTCTACTGCCGTTTTCTGAAACGAGATATTACTTCGGAGAAATTTCTCCAGAGGTTTATTTGATGCTTTCAGATTTGATGCGTGGTGCTTTGGATGAGTTTCTTTCCAAAATGAAACCTTGTGAAGCAGATGTTCTTCTGGGCGATGATGTGCTGAAAAATTTAATAAAAAAATATTGTATTGATAGATCAAAAGCAGATGCCACAGCAGAGCAGGGCTATCTATTTACCAGCACAGGAATCGTGGTGCAGTATGAGGAATTGCCGTGGCAAAAGTCTGTAGTGCTTACAGATGAGGAAAAAATAAGATTCCAGGAACGCCATCTGAGGGGAAGCGAAAGGTATCTTACGCAAATTTGGGACTATCTGAGCAAGAACAAGGACAATTTCCCTTGCTGGAATGCCGAGGACTCTCAGCTAAAAGTCCCTATCATCGCAAAAAAAGGAGGTCTTTTCTTGTAATATCTTGTCTTTTTTTAGCACCCTGCGGGGTGCTATTTTTGTTTTTGTGATTACAGAAATACATACAGAAGATTTGCATTATTGCCCAAGCACAGAAGTGTTTGGAGGTATTTTGGTGAGGCTCTACTATGCTTCTGTTTCGGACTTTGCGAAAATAGTTCTTCCCGAAGCGGAGGGCTACGAAGATAGCAGGATAATTTCTAAGGGAAATATTTTACTCAAACACGGAAAAAGTCTAAAGGCTGTGGATGTTTATCTAGACCAAGGTTCTCTATCGGAGAAGGTCACTGGCAGTGCAAAGAGATGGAAGCAGATGAGCGAGCTTTCGTTTCAGCTGACAGGAATGACGCCTAGAAACCTTGGTTTTCTTTCCCAGACGGGGAATTCTGGACTGGTGTTTTTTGTCTCGGATAGTAACGGCAGAGTTTGGGTTCTGGGGAATCTTAGAAACGCTGCATACCTTACCAGCGGAGATGCTACTTCTGGAAAGAAATTCGAAGAGGATAACATGGTAAATTTCACTTTTTCAGCCAATACAGGGCTGTATGAATATGCAGGAAGCATCGCAGAAATAGGAGAGGAGGCAGAGAAAAAACAAGTAGGAGGATTCTCCAAAGGATTTAGTAAAGGATTTAGAATATAAAGGACTATGAGTAATTTAACAACATTAGAAGAAATCAACCAACTTCTTCCCGATAATAATAACGGAGAAATTACAGAAGCAAACCTCCGAAAATGTTTTGAGAAGACTTTTGTTGAATTAGATAGAAAGGCGGATGGCGGAGCAATTGGAAGTATGCAGAGTCAAATCCAATACAGAGCAAGTGTAGATGCTTCTAATATTGAAGCTGACAAGTTTTATGAAGCAATAAAACCATTTATTCCTACATCCAGCGGAGGAGGAACTGCTGATATATCCAAAGCAGAAGTCACAAAAATGCTGAATGATGTGATAATAGGTGGGGAAAATTTAGTGAAAAACACTTTAACTCCTATGCTTGGTGCCAATGATACAGGAACAGGAACTTCTGTGGTTATGGAAGATGCAACAGGAAAGTTTACAAGAGTTACTCCAGCCAGTGGAAAGGCTGTTTCTCTGTATGGGTTTAGAATAGAAGGTTCTAATGATGGTTTTTACTCCAAATCCATTGATGTTCGGCACTCACACTCTGGAGCTGTAATGATTTGGAACAAAAGTGTTCCACCAAATAAATGGACAAGGATAAAACTGGAAAAAGCCACAGATAGCGAATTTTTCTTATTGTCTATGACTACTCCAAATGTGCCTTTGGATATCAGAAAACTGAAAATAGAACATGGCACGAAGGCTACCGACTGGCGCCCGAATACCGATGAAATAATGGTAACTGTTTCAGCTTCAAAAATTGATAATGTATTCAGTCATAATGACCTGACACTTATTGGAGAAGAAAACGGATCTAATGACAGGGCTATATACAATATCCCTAACTTGGATTCTATCATAGCGATTCTTGACCTTCATTTTATTTTTTCAGACGGAACAAGTGTGGCGTTACAGGGGGCAAAATCGGTAATGCTTTCCAGTGGTAAAAAAGGTATTCCTTTTCACAGCAGTATTACAAATGGAAAAAATATTGCAAAAGTGTATTTACGAGCAATTTTAAAATAATCAATAAAAAATAAAATCATGAATCATTGTATTTCAGTAAAAACTAACAAAGAGTTTTTCTTTGGAGGAGCGAAGATAGGGTTTATCAAAATGACCATAGACAGTATAACTAACTTACCTAAAGAAAGAAAATACAACTTGGTTATTACTGACAGCTGCTATAAAGAAGTTAGCGAAAGGCAGCCGTTTGCTCAAGAAGACGGAAGCGTAGAAATGAGAGATGTAATAATTCAGAGAGAGATAGGCTCTATTGTTAGGGAAGACTTGTCTTTTGGCTACGAGCAGTTAAATGCTTTGGCTCAAGTTTTAAAAATTAACAAGAGTCAATTTGAATCAGAAACTGACTATATCAACGAATTATTTAGACAGGGGCTTTATGTAGTGACAATTCAAGAATGCAAACAGGGATTACTTGGGGTAAAAGGAAAAGGAAGATATCAAACGGAAGCAGCCGATTGGTCTATTGTAAGAGAATAAGATATGAAAGAGATAGTGAATTTTTTAGTTGGATTGGTGTTGTTCCTACTGGCGTGGGCGCTGTTTCTTCCGATTTCGTTTCTCAATTTTTTTATAGTTGGTCTTAAATTCAAGGATTTGGGCTATTTCAAAAGTTCAGCGGTCAATTTAGACCGCTTCGGAAACTCTGAGTTCCGAACTCTTTTCAACTTGACTTTAAAGAAAAAAGAAGGCTATAAATTTGGAAACATGGAGGAAACTATCAGCTCTGTTTTGGGCAAAAACCAAAGGGATAACACGCTTTCATTTGCTGGCAAAGTGCTGGTATTCATTCTTGATACGATAGACAAAAATCACTGTAAAAAAAGCATAAAAGAGTTTTAAATATGAATATAAAAGAATTTATTGTGGACAACCTGGTGTTGTTATACAAAGGGAGTTTTTCGCAGAAGTTGTTGGCATCAGCACAGTTGTCACTAGCGCCAGCGGCAGCGCTGACTCTCACGGAGCGAATTAGTGGATGGTATGTAGAAAGTGAATTTTTCCTGTTCTGCTTGTGTGTGGTTTTAGCGATAGACCATATTTTAGATAGTTATGTTCACTTGATAATTCTTAAGGATTTCACATTCAAAGGAAATCTCAAAGAATTGATTACTAAATTATCTATTATTTCAATGGGATTTATCATTTTGTCTGTTATCAATAAGGTTTTGGAACCGATAGAGTTTTTCAAGAGTTATTTCAGCGTATTGGTTCAGCTCATGGTTATTCTCTATCCTGGCGCTACTGCACTTACGAACATGTCGGTTGTTACAGGGGGAAGATTCCCGCCGAGCGGACTTTTGGATAAAATAAAAAACTTCCACAATAGTGGAGATATTGACGACCTAAAAAGCAAAAAAGATGAAAAGTAAAATCAGCCACAGAATAGGATTCTGGCTCCTGCTTGCTTGTCTGCTATTGTCCATGGTAAGCTGTGGGAGCCGAAAGGCAATCCTAGAAAAAGAGAAGTCAGAAATCAGCGTTCACGAAGCTGAAAGAGAGAAAAAAGATTCCACGGGGATTTCCCAAACTAGGGAACACGAGGAATATAGCAGTATCAGTATGGATTCTAGTTTTAGTATTACTCCGATCGGGAATACACCTGCGGAATTTTCCTTTTTTTATAATGGTAAAGAAGTCAAGGGAAAGACCACAGGGAAACTGGACTTTAATAATAAGAAGGATTTGTCAAACAAAAAAACTGACACCTATAAAACAGATACTGTTGCAGTAAGCACTGATAAAGAAAAAGAAACTCAGACTAAAGCAAAAACAGAAACTAAATCCAAGCAGACCGAACGGAGGGAGAGCTGGTGGGTTTATTTCGTAATATTTGCTGCGGGAGGTCTATGCTGGGAATTTTTGAGAAACAAGATATTTTAACCTTAAAAAATTAGAACATGAGTACATTAGATGCCTTAGGGCTTATTTTCATCGGAATTGGGATTGGTTTTGCGCTGACCAAAGGCTGGCAGCTTCATAAGTCCATTAAGGAGAAAGTCCGCAGAGATGCCGAAGAAACCGAAAGAAAAAGAAAAGAAGAACAAAGCCAAAATCCATAAATATGAAAACAGTATCCCATTTTAGAAACAAATTCGGGGTTCCCAATCCTGCGGGGGCTGGTTATTTGGTAACCATAGATCTGCCGTATCCTATGCGGTTGGCTTGGGACAAAAACCAAATAGTAAGAAAAATAACCTGCCACAAGGAAATAGCAGAGCCGTTGAAAGCCGTATTTTCTGATATTCTGAAGCATTACGGACCAGATAAAATCAGAGAATTGGGCATTGATATTTTCGGAGGTTGTTTTAATTTCCGAAAAATGCGTGGGGGAAGTGAGTTTTCAGTGCATTCCTGGGGACTTGTGATTGACCTTGACCCTGAAAGAAATCAGCTGAAAGAAACAGCCAGAACAGCCCGTTTTGCCCGACCAGAATACAAAGCAATGATTGATATTTTTTACAAACATGGCTTTATTTCACTCGGAAGGGAGAAAAACTATGACTGGATGCATTTCCAGTGGGAAAAATTTTAACTACCCTCATTAACTACCCTCATTATGAGGCTGTAGCAATTTTGTTAGAATATTAAAAATGAATCAAATCAGCGTTCCAGACTGCTGGGAGGAGCTTACGGATTACCAGCAAAGAGAGATTATCCATATCATCAGCCATACTGATACGGAAGATTTTACCGAGCAGTATATGCAGATAGTGCAGATTCTTTTGATGAAAAAAGGAAGTATTTGGGAGCGTATCAAGATGCGGAGGATTTTGAAAAACATACCGATTTCCAATTTTGCTCCAGCTCTTAAATTCATATCAGAAGAGCCGAAACTACATCATTTCCCAGAAATCAAAGGCTTGGTAAAACCTGCTGTGAGAATGGGGGATATTACCATAGAGCAGTTTTCTGTCTGCGATACCTTGTTCTATCGTTACCAGACCGAGAAAAAAGAGGTGTATCTCCGCCAGCTGGTGGCGGCATTATATCGGCTGGACCCGAAGAGCGAGAGCAGAGAACCGAAATTTGATAAAAACCTGCTTCCGAAAGTTGCCGAAATTACAGACAAAATAGATGTAAAGGAAGCGGAGCGGATTGGCTTTATCTTCGGGTCGGTGAGGATGTATATTGCCAAGGTGTATCCGAGCATTTTCAAGAGCGACACGCCACGCTCAGAAGATCAGCCTGTATTTACTGCCAAGAAAAAATTCACTCCATTTTCTCAAATTGTAGTGATGATGGCAGCAGATGAACTCCGCCTGCTGGGGAACCTGCACGAGTGCCAGAAGACTCTGCTGTATGATTTCATGAATGCATTTTTGGAAAGCAATAAAATTCACAAACTTAAAAATAAAACATAATGAGAGGAACATCTTATTTAGAGTTAAAGAATTACTTTAATCAAATCGTGGAAAAATCTGAATTCTTAGAGGATTTTATTGGTTATTTTTCAAGAGAGTTAAGAAACAAAGAGCAGAGTTCCAGAGGAATTCAGTTTCCGTGCTTGGCTCTTTTTAATTATAATTTTGGGATTGAAGGGGAGCAGATGGCGACTTCATCAGCGGTGCGAAATTTGAGTTTCGCTATTCTTCTGGACGCTCCAGCAGATGACTACGAAAAGCAATACGAGGCGATAGATAAGGCGGAAAAACTGGCTCTAAAAGTAGCATCACGAATGCGCTTTGATGCCAATAGACCAGAGCATTTCCTCTACGGAGCATTTGTGAAAAACAGCATAGAAGTCCGCCCTGTGGAACTGGATATAAGCAGGCTCTTCGGGGTAGAAGTGAGTTTCCAGCTGAAGAACATTCAGTCGCTGAAACTTGATGCTGATGACTGGAACGATGTAGATAAAGTGTGTTAAAAATAAAAAATAAATTTTTATTTTCTATATTTGTCTCTTAGATTATCCTATGAGTAAGAGAAGAAATAAAAAATATTTCAAGCCAAGGTCTTGTAATCCTATTGTTATTAGGAAAGAAATAGAGATCATGAAAGCGGAAATACATAAAGATAGAGAGAAATTGAAAGATTTTTTGAAGAGTTTAGAAGTATCAAATGCTAATCATATTTCGTTATTGAGCAATTTTGCTCAACATGATATTAAAAATTCGGTGCAAAGTATGGATAGCATTATATCTTCTAACAATCTTGAGGAATTAACACAAACACATATAGAAAGCCTTAAGACAAATCTTAATTTAATAAGAGAGACTATTAGCAATTTTGCAAAATTAGTTCCCTATGGGCAGGAGGAAAACTTTGAATTTCGTCAATTAGTTTCGACTATTGAGAATTTAAATAGAGAAGGGTTCTATTCAAATAAAATAGCATTTACTAAAGAAATTCCAGAAGGGGATTTTTATTTTAATCTTCCATTTCAATCAGTCGTACAGATGCTTAATAATATCATAATTAATGCAATAAAAGCATTTAATAATGTA